ATGAATTTTATGGAATACCGACGGTATCCCGTGGTGTATTGGCTATTGATCCGGGTCTTTGCCGTCATGGCGAAACACATTTCTTTTGGATTCTCCGTCAGCGTTCTGTCTGTCATGGGTTCCTGGTTTTCGGTGGTGTACGCATTCATGCTGGTGACCAGTTTTCACCACTTTCCCCCGGAACTGGTCAGAACCGGAATCTGGATTGCCGGCATCACGACTGGCTGTACGACCCTCCTGCATTTTATCCATTTCGGCTTATTCAACCGCCTGGGACTGGCAGGGTTCACACCGGTGCCCAAGACAGTGAACCGGGTCCTCAGCGCGGGTCTGCAATTGGACACCCTCAAGGAACTGAACAATGATGCCTTCGCCCGCTTCGCCGATGCCTACTTGCGGTTTCCCCTGTCAAATACCTGGTACGCCTTTCTGTATGCCACGTTTGTCGGGATGGTTCTGACAATCTTTGTCCTGGTGCGGACCGGCGATCCCGTCGGTTCGCTCTACCTTTTTCTCGGGGCCGTGCTGGCCGTCGGCATCTACACCCTCTACACGTTTCTGGTGGGTGATTTTCTCGCCGGTCCCATGAGGGTCCTCCTCCATGAGGAGATACGTCGGAGAGGAACGTCGATCGCCCGGACGAAAACCCTTTCAATGGGGATGTCTTTTTTCATGGTGGTTCTGGTGACGACCACTACCATTTGTAACGTGACGGCCAGAGTGGCAGTAATTTGCACTTATTGGCAGTAAGTTGTAATGCTGCTTAGGTTTGCGGTGGCACGGTTTGTGCTTAACCTTAGTAAAAGGGTTTTAATCGGTCCTTTGGCTGAACGCTAAAACCCGTTATCCAAAATACAATCCTCCCCTTCCTGGAGGATAATCGCCCGCTGAGCAATAAAGTCGTCCCAGATAGTACACTCCCCATCACCGGCGAGGAGCTTCTCCGTCTTGGCCTTCTCCTCTCCTAATGCAATGATCCTTTGCCGTGTGATCACATCCACGTCGTCCTTGCTCAGCACAGCGATCCCCTGAAAGACAATAGCCGTCTCTATCCACTCCCCATCGACGTACTGAGGCTGCACCATGCCAGCAGGGGGAACCTCCAGCGTATGACCGTCAGGGATCGTTCCCAGCTCGGTGATTGTTGTTATCTGCCCATCAGACACGGCATACAGCGATTCACCACGGTGGTCTTCCACCAGGTTCCACGCCGCCCCGTCAAACACCCGAGCCATCCCTTCCTCCGCCTGCGGGGGGGCAACGGATGTGGCACAGGCTGGTATCAGGTACACTTCCTGGTCCTGTATTTTTGATTCACGAGGGTCAAGTTTTGCCTCTGTGGTTTTCAAATACTCTCCGGTTTCATGATGATAGTGGTAGATATTCATGTTGTTTGTCCTCCTAATAGGCCCGCATGATCATCATGCGGGCAGTGTTGACTGGTCTGGTTTCGTTGCCACCGGTTGCTGCAGTAAGGACACCACCGCTTCCCCCGATAGGTTCGTAAGCCGTACCTCCAGAAAGGGCTGTAGCTGTCACATTAAAGTTATGCGTATGTGATTTTAGTAGGTCGAGTTGCTGCGTGCCCACGTGATCACCGGCGGAGATTGTGGCCCCTGGAGCCGTGGGTGCGGTACGCGATGCAGCGTCGGGATCGACTCCGGCCCCATGATTCCAGGCGCGGGGGAAGGCCCCCCGCGCATCAGGGAGATTGAAGTGATCGCCATCGGCAGTGCCGTACAGGGTGCCGATAACAGCGAACAGCTCCGGGTACGCTGCGCGCGTGAGAGACGACCCGTCCTCCTCCAGCCACCCGTCGGGCACGGTCTCCGTGGGCCAGAGCATTTCGGCGCCATAGGGGATGGCCTGGTGATTGCTGTTTATAAACGTCAGATTCGTCGTTCCCAGCTCGATTATTCCGTCAGTGGCCAGCACCCACAGGGAATCGGCGTTTGCATCGCCCTCCGCCACGGGCACCAGCATGCCGGGCCTGATCTTCTCGTCGCTGTCGGCATCCTCGGCCCGTGCCCACTCGCCCGCGGCAACGGAATATATCCCGTTCTCCGTCGCGTCGGATTGATCCTTGACCAGGACCCGGTCCATGGCCGTCAGGGCAACGCCATCCACCGTCTGCGTGCCCGACAGGGTGATATCCTCGGTCGACGCCGCCCGGACCGGCTCTTTCCACGCCCGGCCCTGTTTATCCGCCATAAACACCGACAGAGACGCATACACGCCGGGGGACACCGACATGCTCAGCACGGCGTCTGCCGCTATAATCGTTCTCATGCGCAGCTCCGCCTCGATCAGCGTGCTCCCGCCCTCCGCCGGGAAGTAATCGCCGGCGGTTCCGGCGTTCGCCAGAGCATAGAGGATTTCCCCATCGTCAGGATCGGTAGCGAAGATGCCGAGCTCACACAGATAATACCCCGTGGCCAGGCCGTCGTTCGTCAGCACCGTCAATATCTCGCTCACCACGTCGTCCACCCGTGTCACCGACTGGATGGCCAGTTCCTGCCGCTGGTCGATCAGGGCGTACATATCCGACATCTCCAGCCGGTACTGATCCAGCGCCGTCGCGAGTTTTTGCGCGACCGTCAGGGCGCTGTCCAGCGCCGCCACATCCACCCTGATCCCAACCGAATTCTCCGGCGCGGGATCGTCGCCCGAGCCGGCCACACGGAACCACACATGGAAGGCAATGGCGGGCGATTCGAGCACAAAATACTCGCCGCCTGACAGCTCCGCCGCCGCCAGAGGCTCCACCTCCGTCACCGCCGCCGTCGTCCCGCTTCCGGGCTGGATCTCGGTGATATCGAACCCCGTGTTAACATCGACAGCGCCGGCCGCGCCGTTTTCGCTGCGCACGATCGTGGCCACACCCAGATCGGCGGTGGCCATAAAGGGCGCGTCATTCGGCGGGGGCTGTCCCGCCCCCGTGGCAGCCTTGGTGAACGTGAGCGTTTCACCCCCCTGCACTTTCGCCAGCAGTGCCTGCCCTTTTTTTGTCAAAACAAATCCGGAAAATCTCATGGGCTCCTCCTTAGAAGATATCGATCCTCGCCGCGACATGTACGCCGCAGCCGTAATTGTACGCCGCTGCCTCCAGTTCGACGGACAGTGCCGCGGGAAACACGGTCACCACCGGGCGATACCGCGTCATCGCGCCCCACGAGGCCGCCAGGTCGCCCTCCTGGGTTATCCGCAGGGCGCCCCATGACCGCACATTCTTGAATTGCGCGACATCCGACATCATCCGGCCGACCATCCCGGGTGTGAGGGCGCCCTCCTCGCGGGTCGAAACCAGCACCCGGAAATAATAGGGGTCTCCGCCGAACTCGAACCACTCCTCCAGCGCAATATCCGGCGCCCCGGCCACCCGCAGAGCCTGTTCAACGGCCCAGGGCGTGCCCTTTTTCCGGTGCACAATCAGGGCCTCGGCAATCACGGCCCGTTTGGTGCTTTCAGGCCAGGCCGCATCCCACACGTCCACCGACAGCGCCCAGGCCAGCCAGGGAAGCGCCCCCGCCGGGCACGTCCATGGATCCCACAGCGTCCCCACCGGGACCGGCACATCAGACATTCTCCCCGCCGCTTCAGCCATCGCCCGTTCAGCCGCCGTCGCATTCGGCGGAAGCAGATGATTGCGCGTGTTACTCACCGCCGCCCCCTCCCGTCGATGTGGTCAGCGCCACTTCGGCGCACCAGGCCGCCTCGTCGGCCTCCACGGTAATGTCGTCAACCGGGCTTGCCAACAGCACATTCTGCACCCCGGGCCGGTGCAACGCCGCGTAAACCCCCGACAGCGTGATATCCCGTCCCAGCATGTGCTGCTCGGCCGCATACGCCGCCGCCGCCTCTTCCGCCGCCGCCAGAACCACTGCCGGGTCAGGCCCGTCGAACAGCGCCAGTTCCGCCTCGATGGACCAGGGAATGATCGTTGCCGCCTGAACGCTCACGCTGTCCGTCAGGGGCCGCACGGTGCGATCCGTCAATGCCGCATCGACCGCGTCCAGCATCCCCTGATCCGGCGCCCCGTCCCCCTGTTGCGACAGCACCGTTACCAGCACGCTGCCCGGCGTCGGCGACGAAACCGCCACGTCCCGCACATCCGCGTCCGCCGACAGGGCGTGAAACCGATAGGCCCCCTCCGGGCCGGCCACGCTGAGCCGCTCCGGGGCCATCTGGACCCGCTCGCGGAGCCGCGCATCCGACTCCCAGACCGGAAGAACCGGCGGGATTGCCTCCGGGTCGCCGGGATCGGCAAGAAGCCGCGTAACGCCATAGAGCGCGGCCAGATGATCGAGATCCGTTCCGGCCGCATAGGCCAGCATCACCGCGCGGGCCGCGTCGTTCACCCGCTGCCGCACGAGCATCTCCCGATAGGCGCAGACCTCGAGCACCTTATAGGCCGGGTCCGACTCCACCAGCGCGTCGAACTCCGGGTCGCGGCTGCGCAGATCGGCCAGCATCTCCGCCAGGATCGCCTCAAACTCCAGGGCCTCAACCACGTCCGGCCGTGGCATCTGAGACAGGTCAATCGTCGTCATAGCTGTATCCCCTCCAGTTTCACCTCCTGACCGTCGGGGAGATACCGTCCCTCAATGGTCAGGCTCACCGCCCCCGTCGCTCCCCCGTTATCGGCAGCCACAGACGTCACTCGTATCCGCGGCTCCCAGGTGGCAAGGGCGTCCACCGTGGCCGCGTAGAGCTCTACCAAGAGACCCGGCGTCAGAGGACGGTCAACCAGGCGGTACAGCCGGGAGCCGTAGGTGCGCCGCATGACCCTGGTCCCCAACGGCGTTGTCAGTATGTCGGCGATGGATTGGCGGAGGTGAGCGATACCCGCAAGTCGCCGTCCCGTTGCCGCGTCTGTCCCGGTCATCATGCGCCCCCCGCAAGTGATTCCGCCTCGATGTCACAGGCGTAGCCGCCGCGATCAAGGCGGTGAACCGCCCGTGTTATGGTCCATTCGCCATTGACGCCATCCCGCACGCCGGACACTGTCAGGCGGGCCTCCGCGGCGATGCGGGTATTCCCCTCGCAGGTAAGGCGCAGGGTGCCCACTCCCCGGGTGAATGCGTCCAGCCGGGCCTCCGCCGCCTTCTGTGCCGCGGGCCTGTCGGGATAGCGCCTCCCGATGATATATACCGGCTCGCCCACCCCCACGGTCACCGACAGCTCCTCCGCGTCCGCCGTGTCGTGCCAGCGTGCCCGGACAGCGGGATACTTTCCCCGCTCGGCATAGGTCGTCTCAAAATGGCCGATCTCCCCCGCCGTGAGTGTCACCGGGGGCAGATCCCTGCCTGTCGCGCTTTTTGCTTCGCCCCGGAGAACGAAGAGCAGCATCCCGCCCGCCGGTTTCGCCAGCGCCCCGCGTTCACGGGCGAGGCGGGTCAGAAAATGCAGATCGCTCTCATCGACCTGGTCGATATGTTCCAGGACCTCCTGTGCAAGCGCCGCGGCGATCCGCGCTTCATAGCCATGTTCTCCGGCGATGGCCGTCACAATATCACCCAGAGAAACGCCGTCCCAGGGCCGGGTGCGCGGCCTCTTCATCCCCTGGCGCAAGTCGGCCGCCCGTCCCCGGACCGTCATGGTCGAAGGCGGCCCCGACAGCGACACTTCGTCCACCACATAGAAGCCCATCCGGACGAGGCCCGTGTCCCGGTACCCCAGCGACACATCCAGCTCGGCCCCTGTCCGGGGCATCTCGATGCCTCCGTCCCGGTCGTCGAGGACCAGGCTGAGCCCGTCGCTGTCGATCCCCGCCGCGTCCGAAAGGGAAAGCGAGACCAGCCGTCCCCGCAGTGTGGCGGTCACGTCCCGCGTATCGGCTCGTATCTGATAGTCAGGTGTCATCGTCTTCAATCCCAGAGACGTACTGCCGATTGTGCCGGCGCCTCAGGCAGAGAGGGCAGCTCGACACGTACCCCGGCATCATAGACCGGCCCCAGCGCCGCCAGTCCCGGATTGGCCTCCAATACCGCCTCCACCGCCCCGGCCTCCCTGCCGTACTGCTTGCGGCATATCCAGTCGAGCGTGTCCCCGTCGCGCGTGAGATACTGCTGCATTTACTCGTCGTCCTCCCCGTACCGGCTCAGGCTGAGATGAAACTCGACGCGGCGGGGATCCCCGTTCCGAAAGAACACCGTCTGCGTCTCCTCGATCCGTTCAATGCACCACCGTCCCCAGGATATTCCCCCGTCCGTCCAACCAGGCGCAGCGGCTCCCCCTGTCCGGCCACCGCCCGCATGCACTCCATCTGCCGGAGGCCGCCCCGGTAATGGGGGTAGATAGTCCCTGACAACTCGATGGCGTCATTCCCCGGACCGACGAATTGCCGGGCGGGCCGCCGCCGGAGCCGCTCCTGGACAGGCCACCGGTACTCGGTGCTGCGCCGCAGCTGCTGGTACGCGGACGACGACAGGGAAAACTGATACTCCAGGCCGAGCATCATCATCACATCAGTCATGGAGCACCCCCCGTGCGCGCGCCTCGGACTCCCGCTCCCGCTCGCGCAGCTTGCGGTCCACCTCTTCGGCCACCGCCCGCTCGTCCATGCCGGGGTGGGTATTGATCGTAATGGGAGCGTTGACTGTTGCGGTTACTCCCCCCCGTGGTCCCGCCGCCAGGGCCGGTTCGGGGACCAGGCCGCCCCCGGCCATTGCCAGAGCCGCCCCGCCGCCGTCGCCGAATACCGCGCCCAGGGCCGTTCCCCCCAGGGACGCCAGCTTTGACCCCGCCTTGAACAAGAGACCCAGGGGGCTCTGCTCCCATATCCCGGTCAGAAAGCCGACCCCCTCCTTAAAGAGGGCTTTAATGGTCTTCCACAGGCCCATAAAAAACCCGGCGATGGGATCCCAGAACGTGATAATCATCGCCGCCGCGCCCCCGATCGCGGCAACCGTCAGCCCGATGGGATTAGCCAGGAGCGCCGCGTTCCAGAGCCATGTCGCCGCCGTCACCGCCACCAGCGCCCCGACGAAGATCCCGAGCCCGGCTGCCGCCCCGCCGATCAGGCGCCCTGCCCAGGGGAACCGCTCGATCATGGCGCCCACCCATCCTGCCGTCGCCGCCAGCGGCTTCAGGACGGCATTGACGGACGGAAGCAGTGTGCTGGCGAAGGTCAGCCCCAGGATGCGCACATTGTTGCCCAAGAGCGCCATCTGTCCGCTCGTTGATGCCAGAAATCCCTGGTAACTCTTGTCGATCAGGCCGCGGCTCGATTCCGCCACGTCGCGCTGCGCGTCGCGCAGCCCGCCCAGCTGCTTTCCCAGGAGCACCACGCCCCGCATCCCTTCGTCGCCGAACGCCTGCTGGAGCTGATCGATAGTGTCCTGATCCAGTTCGTCAAACCCCCCGATCGCCTCGGACAGATTCTCCATGGTCCGGATGAAATCCAGTCCGCCTGTGGCGTCGCGGGCGATCTCAAACCCGAATTCTTTGGATGCCTTGCTCAGCTGGCGGAACGTTGCCGACAGGGCCGTCCCGGCCATGGATCCCTGCATCCCCGCCGAGTTGAGCGCCCCGACCAGGGTCAGGCCCTGATCGAGAGCCACATTGAACTGGCTCAGCGCGGGCGTGGCCATCTTCATCGATTCCCCCAGCTGGCCGAAATCCCGGATCTGGAACTTGAACTGCGTCTTCGTCAGGAGCTCGCCGATCCGTTCCAGCCGTTCGGATGCCTCCCCCTCCAGTCCGGCGCCCAGGTTATTGAAGACGGTGGCAACAACCTCGCCCACCCCCTCCGCCGCGCCGCCGGTGACCTTTGCCACCTTCGACACGATCTCCGATCCCGCGCGGGACATTGCGGCATCCATCCCCGCCGAGGAGAGCGCGTACTGGATGGTGAGCATCTCCGTTTCGGTCGCGATATTGCGCCGGCTGAAATCCAGCGCGTGCCGCCTGGCGGCGGCCATGTCCCGCCCCAGATCGTCCGTATTGAGGACCGTCGAGAGCCGCACCTCGGCCTCTTCAAAGGCCGCCGCCCCGCGAATCATGCGCGCAGCCGCGTACACGGCGCCGGCCACGCCCAGGATATGCCCCTTGAGCTCGCCCAGCCGCGCCGCCGCCGCGCTCTTGCGCGACATCCTCTGCTCCAGGCGGGTGTACTCCCGCCCCAGGCCCCGAACCGATTCTCCTGTCTGATCCAGGCTGCGTCCGGCGCTCCCCAGGGCGTGGGTATAACTGCGATCCAGCGCCCCCTTGATGGTGATCCCCAGTTTCAGGTCCTTGCTCATGCGCTAGCCTTTTCCATAGACGCGACGCGCCTCATCCAGCCACAGGACAAGCTCATCCACAGGCATGTCCATCAGATCCCCGTAGTCCCACTGCGTGTAGCTGTTCAGCACCAGAACCGCCCGTCGGCACGCATCGACGGTCAGGACAAAAAACCCCGGTATGTCTCCTGCAGCACGCCGTAGTCCGCGAGATCCAGCTCTTCAATGATCTTCGGATCCACCTCGCACAGCGACGCGAAGAGGACTATCTCCCGCTCCGCCGTCCCCCTTCCCCTCGCCGTTCGGCGGAGAGCAGACTCACGCACCGTTCGGCCGGCGCATGGTCAGCCGGTCGGCGCTCTGTCCCCGGGCCTCGACGGGGTGCTGCAATGTCACGGTAACCGATTCCACATCATCCTCCAATGGCGGACCGTATCGCCTCCAGGCGATCCACGCCGTTCACCCGTTCGATCATGTTGACCACATCGATCTCGATCAGCGTCTCGCCGCCCGACACGTATTTGTAGTAGCTGCACGCCATCTGCACCTTCAGCGCCGTCTCCTCGCCCGGTTTCCAGCCGCCTCCGTCCAGTTCGCGCCATCGCCCCCGCAGCGTCACCTCCACGGGCGTCACCGTCCCGGCGGCGTCATCGCCCTCGAGGGCGCCTTTCATGCGCACCGAGACCCCGGCGTGATCCACCAGGCCGAAGAGTTTCAACACCTCTTCGTTATACTCCTTGAGGGTAAAATCACATTCCAGCTTCTCCATCCCCATGTCGAGTTCAACGGGGGCGTTCATGCCGCCGCCGCGAAACTCCTCCATTTTACGGGTCAGCTTGGGCAGGGTCAGCTCCGTGACCCGTCCCGCGTAGCCCCGCCCGTCAACGATCAGTGAAAAATTCTTCAATACGCGCGGCATCTGAGCCATCAGATCACCTCCTCAAAATAATCGTTCACCAGCCTGCTGCGGAACGTCACATGCTCCGCCGGCGCCGGCGGCGTAAAATCAAAGTCGAAGTACACCTTCCCCGCGGCCAGCTCCGTGGGCGTGTTCAGCTCGGGATCGGCCCAGCACGTTCCTCCCAGGATAGCCCCCTTGGCCTTGAGCGTCGCCAGGTAGGCGTTCACCCCCTCCAGGACGTCCTCGATATAGGTCTTGGTGATGTTGCGATCCACGGCCCACAGGTGCGCCCTGAGCAGACTCTCGTTGATCATGTCCGCCGTCCGGACCACGCTCAGAAAAGCCCAGACGGGATCGGACGACAGGGTCCGGTTGCCCCACAGCCGGTACCCATCCTGCCTGATGATGGTGGCCACGTTCTGCTCGTTCAAGAGATTCGCCCGGGCGTTCGCGTCCCCCAGCGCAAAATCGACATTTCGCGTGGTGCCGATGATGCCGTACATCTCGCGGTTCGACGGGCTCCACCAGAACCCCCGATCGGCGTCGCTCTTGGCGATCATTCCCGCCACCCGTGCGCTTGCGGGCTGGCTGACGATATCCCCCTCGCTGTCGTAGATCTTGACCCCCGGATCGACCACATAGACCCGCTTGCTGCCGAAATCGCCGGCCCATTCGATGGCGTCCGCGTCGTTGGTATCCGGCCCGTCGGCGATAATGACCGCCCGCAGCCGGTCGGCAATGCCGAGGAGTTCCGACACCACCGGATTCGCGTATGAATCGATAGACGCCGTCGCTGCGGCTCCCGACCCCTCGCCCCCGGTAAAGCCAACCGTGGGCGCGGCGGTATAGCCGCTCCCGCTCTTGGTGACAGTCACGGCCGTCACAGCCCCCTCCTCGATCACCGCCGTCGCTTCGGCTCCCGACCCCTCGCCGCCGGTGAAGGTCACCGCAGGCGCCGAGGTATAGCCGCTCCCGCCCTCTGTCACAGCGACGGACGTTACCCCGGTGGGGCGCTCGGACGTGAACCCCGGAGCGCACAGGATGCGCGGGGCAAAGCCCAGCACGCTCTCCGCCGCCAGAAATGCCTGCACCCCTTCATAGGCGCCCGTATCGCCGTCAACCCCGCCGACCACGTTGGCTATCGTCTCGGCCAGAGACGCCCCCTCGTCCACCCGCACGACCACCACCACGGCGCCCGCCTGGTCGAAAATCGCGTCCATGGCGTCAGGCAGCGTCCCCTCGCCGTCGCCCACCGTGTCCAGCCCGGCCGCCTCAAGCCGTGACCCGGCAATCAATACGGGCGTGTTCAGCGGAAAGACAGCGGGATCCGCGTCGGGCGCCGTGCCGATCAGCCCGATGACGCTGCTCCGCACCGTCTGAATCGGGCGCGGCCCGTCATCGATCTGGAGCACTTCAACACCGTGCAAAAAAGTTTCGCTCATGATTTATCTCCTCTCCTGTTGTTTTTTGTGCGTCTTTCCCCTCGCCCCTGCAGCCGAGGGTTCCGGCGCCGATTCCGTCAGGGTGCGTGTGCCCGCGGGCAGGGCCGTGATCTTTCCGCTCAGGAGCAGATATTTTGCCTGCCGGCTCGTCAGCTCCACCACCGTGCCCCGGGCGGCTTTTCCTTGCCCGGGGGGCGAGGACTTCGTGTGCCCGTCAGGGTATCCTTGCCCGGGGGGCGAGGACTTTGTCCGGTCCGCCATTACAAACGATCGTATCACTCTGTACTTTTTCATCTCCGGCATACCCATCCTCCTTGTCTGTAGCACTACGAGACGATCCCCGTATCCCCGCCGGCGGTTTCCACCTCGGCGTTGGCGTGGATCTCGTCGATAATCCCCTGGCACAGCGCCAGGAGAACATTATTCTGATAGCCCTGCGCGGCCGCCGCGTCCGACGTCTGGCCGTGATCGACCTCCAGGAACCTCGCCTGTATATATGCCGCCATGCTCTCTTTCGTCAGCGCCATGCCATGCCTTCGTGTGCCCGTCAGGGTATCCTTGCCCGAAGGGCGAGGACTTCGTGTGCCCGTCAGGGTATCCTTGCCCGAAGGGCGAGGACTTTCAGCCCCCGTCCACGCTTGCCTTCACGTTTGCGGACCGCATGATATGCGGTCTGCCGGTAAAGGCGCAGATGCAGTCGCCCTGGACCACGCCCTGAACGCCGGCGTCGTCGGCCCCGACGATCTCCACCGTGCCCTTGCCGATAATCCTCACAAGCCCTTCAGCCGACACGGTGAGGGCCCCGCTCGCCCGGTCATACTCGGCGAATCCGCCGTCACGAAAAATGATCCGCCGCTTCGTCTCCGCGCTCTCAGGCGCCGGATATGCCGACTGATACAGCGCGGGCAGCGCCACGGCCTGGGCCGGATCGCCGCAGGGAGAAAGCAAGAGCACCTGCTCGCCGTCCTCCGGCGCCCACCAGTCCGCGTCGTTCGACGCCCGCCTGGTCAGCCAGGGGATCCACCCCGTCAGGAGATCCCCGCTTCGCACCTTCACCCGCGCCGCTTTGTAATCCGCGGTCTCGACCGTCCCGTACCGGATCAGGGTGTCCAGCCGCCGTTCCAGCTCGGCCAGACGGTATTCTACGGACTCACTCATGCCCCTTCCTCCGGGTCCACTCCGCCTTCCTCCGGGTCCTCGTACCCGTCAGGGTGCTCCTCCGCGTAGACCAGCTCATAGTCGTCCTTGTGCGGGAGCCCCACCTCGGGGGCAATGCCCACGTAGAGAGACTCGGGGCGCGTTCCTTCGGCCGCCCATTCGTCCGCGCCCAGCCGCGCCACCTGCTCCCAGGTGACCGCCCACAGGGCGACTCCCGCCCGGTCAAACGATTCGGCGTAGAGGTTGTCCATGCGGACCACCTGCGCGGGGAAAAGCCCCGTCAGCCCGAACCGGTTTCCCTCGATGGCCGCGACCGCCGATTCCGCCAGTTCCAGGGCCTCGGCGGCACGGGGAGACCGTCCTCCGGCGTGGCGGGTCATGCAGTAGACGGTGAACCGGCAGCGCCAGTCCGCCTGGCCGCACTCCACAGCGCCCTCCCGGGTCACCCCCAGGCAGGCCACCAGGGCCGCCGGAGCCGTGACCGATGAGCGGGATATCTCCCCGCCCGAGAACTCCCCGGCGTAGAGCGCGCACGTCCCCAGGCCGGGGAGCGCCGTAGTCAGCGCCTCCACTGCCGCTTTCTGTATCCCGATCGGCGTTGCCATCACACAAACCCCGTGCTGTCGTCACGGCCCCAGATGCGGCCTCCCGACTCCATGCGCGCCCCGCTGTCGGTCCCCGGCGCGGCAGCCGCCGCGTCAACCCCCAGGGCCATCCGTCCCGCGGCGATCTCCCGGAGCATCCTCCGGGCCGACTCGGCCTGTTTCTGCCAGTGCTCGTCTGAGCTGTCGCTGTTCGTGGCGAGGATGTCCCGCGCCAGGAGGCAGGCGATACGGATGATCGGCAAGGGCACGGTGGAGAGGGGGAGGGCATAGCGTCCGGAGAGATGCATATCGATCTCGGCAGTCGCGTCGGCGATGGCCGACTCGAGCACCTCGCTGTCGATCTCCCCGGACCCGGAGCGATCGGTCAGCTGGACCAGAAGCCCCTCTCCAAACCGGTCGATCATCTGCTGTGCCGTACAGTACATGCCCTATATCTCCTCATCCTTGCCCGGGGGGCGAGGACCATCCTTGCCCGGGGGGCGAGGACTCAACCGTGAGCCGCCGATCCTCCTGCAACTGCCGGAGCTGCTCATCCGTGAACTCGTCGACCGGCGCTTCGGTGACCCCCTCCCAGCGCCGCCCCGCGCGCCGGAGCCCCTTCCGCGGCGCGGTGATCCGCAACATCCTTGCCCGGGGGGCGAGGACCATCCTTGCCCGGGGGGCGAGGACTTCCGGGGACACGTTTCGATCTCCTGCGGAGCTTCCGAAGCATGTCCCCTCAGCCCCCACGACAGGCTTCGCCTGTTCCGTCTCCGGACCCTCTTCATTTACATCAGCCTGGGGGGCGGCTTCCTCTTCAGGATTGGCCGCCTTCCTTGTTCTTGCTGGTTTCTTTGCCATCGCACAGTCTCCTTCCTTGTGGGGACACGTTTCGATCTCCTGCGGAGCTTCCGAAACATGTCCCCTCAGCCCCAAAAAAAATATGTTCTACGCGCCCAGTCCGGTGCTCCCGTAGGCGAGCTGCCACAGGCCGTACCCCGCGTTGCCTCGCGCCTCGGCTCCGAACTTGTACTCGGCGCGCATGAACACGTCGTCGTTCTCCTCGCCGGTCTGCGATACGAACACCGGCGCCTTGCGCTCCTGGAAGATGAAGGGCTTCACCGGTTTCGAGGTATCGAGCAGGAACCAGGCCGTGGCCGACGTGATGCGGCCGTCCACGATCACGGCAGCCGTCCCCTTATAGGGATTGGCCTTGCCGTCCTCGAGCCGGTCGTTCGTTGTGAGGACCAGCGCCACCGCCTCCAGGGCCGGACCAACCAGAAGCACGTTGGGGGTGATATTGAGGGGCCTCCCCTCGTCGTCCTTGAAGGACATCATGGCTGTCCGGGCCGCCCCGTAGCTGGCGATCGCCGCCGCCTGGGTTGCGCAGGACAGCGCCGCCACCCCCTTGTTGGAGACGCTCTCCCCGGCCACCTCGTGGTCGGTGTCAAAGAAGAACTGGCCGTCGTAGCACTCGTTATCGAACCCGCCGTTCACCAGGTCCAGAATCAGCTCGTCCGGCCACTGCTTGGCCGAATACCCCGCCATCTGCGCCTGGGGTCCGTAGATCCCCAGGTTGTCATCCTCGATGTCGTCCCGTTTTACCGCCACCGTTGCCTCGAAGGCGTGGTTGATGATGGTGTACTTGAACGCCTCCAGTGCCTTCACCACCTTATCCCCCACCCACTTGCGCATCTTGGGGAAGTTCGAGAGCCAGGCGTAGTCGTTCTGGCTGCTTGTGGACGTCACCTTCATGGCGATTTTGTCCCAGACGCTGGGCGCCGCCTCAAAGGCGTTGTTAAAGGTGGTTTTAACGGCGGTAAATACCGCCTCAAGCGCTGCTTTGTTTATCAACATGTTCTCTATCCTCCTTCGTTGTTTTCTTTGTTTGCTGGGGACATGATGCGGAAGCCCGCAGGGATCGCATCATGTCCCCGGAAATATGCATGGAAATGATGCTGTTACGCCGCCAGCAGTTTCTTCTGGTACTCGATCCATGCCGCGAGCAGGATCACGTCATCCGTGCCCAGGGTCCCGTCCTTCGGCTTCATCGTCAGCTCGATCGCCGCGGGATAGGCGGTCAGGTTCGCCAGGGCCAGGGTCAGCGTCACCTCCTGGACGGTCTTTGCCGTGGCAGTGCCCGTCATGGCGCCCGTATCCCCGCCGAAATCGTCATCGGCGTCGTAGGCCGCGCCCACGTCGTTGTTATAGGCGGCCACGGTGAACTTGGTGGCGTCAGCCTCCGTCGCCCCGGTCTTGGCCGCCAGGATGTGGAGCGCCATATCGGCCGTCACGTCCGCGTCGGGGGGAACCATGACCTTCGTTCCCACCGCGGTCGGGGTGCCGTGATTATTCCAGCGGATGCCCAGACCCTTGGCCGTGACGCAGTATCCGGGGACAGCCGAAGCGCCGTCAGCGAATGCGGCCAGGGCGACCCCCGCGTCGGTCATGACCGGCAGGGGAATATCGATGATCCCCTTGGCCGTGCGCAGACTCGCGTAGATCTCCTGGAGCGCCGCCTCCGCGTCGTCCTCGTCGGTGTGTTCACCCGAATCCAGGATGGATACGGCGCTTGCCGCATGCGCCCCGGAAGTGTCGGCGATATGGGCGGCCACATCGGCCTGCCTGATGGCCGGTTCGATATCCACCCAGGCATGGGTCGCGTCGATATACCCGGCGATGATGCCGCAGAAGATATCGTGGGTGGTTTGAGCCGCCACGTCCACCGTCTGGTCATCCACCAGGAACACGTTGTCCCCCACGTTGGCCTGAGTAATGGTGTGCCCGAGGGTCATCTTGAAGAGCCCCCGCCGGCGCAGAACCACGCTCTTGTCGCCGTCGCTCCCATTGGTATTGTCAACCTGTTCCATGGCCACGCCCTGGAAGATCAGCCCCGCCGCGTCCTCCCCCGGAACCGCATAGCCGTCGGCATTGACGGCGACGAGAGCCCCGGCGTATATTTTGTCGCCGTCATCCACGGGGAAGGCCAGCTCTACGCCGTCGGTCCGTTCAATTTTTTTGTCAGTGCTTAATTGCGTCATGTCATATTCCTCCTCTTCGTGTCACGCCTCAGACGCTTGCGGCGTCCAGCGTTTTTTTGTAATCCTCGGGCGAAATGCCCATCTGCCTGCACACCGCCAGCGCCTCGCCGCCGATCGTGTGCCCGTCAGGGTGTCCTTGCCCGAAGGGCGAGGACTTTGTCTGCATCCCCGACAGCGCTGCGATAGGCTGGGCGGCGGCGATGTAGCTCTTCAGAGCCGCCACATCCTTCTTCCCCAGATCGCGCGCCCAGGTCTCCATGGCCGGGAGAATCCTGCCGTCGGCCAGCGCCGCCGTCATGAGGTCATGCACCTCTTTCTCGTTGACCGTCGCCCGGAGCGCCGCCACTTCGCCCTGAAGCGCCGTGACCGTCTCCACGGGCACATACTTCGAGGGATCGGGCGAACCGTCTCCCGCCTTCTCCAGCGTCGCCGTAAGCGCCGCAACCTCGTCCCGGGCGGCCTGGAGTTTCGTCTCGGCGTCCCCGGCCTTCTCAGCCCGGGCGATGATCGCCTTCAGCGCTTCCACGGCCGTCGCCTCGCCGGCGTCCTCCGCCAGCCCCAACAGTTTTAACAGTTCCTTCATACTCTCCTCCTCTGCGTCCTTGCGGACCGTTAGAAATTTGGCCGCCGCCAGCTGATCCATGCCGTCAATGGCCGGATAGTTGGTCAGGGCCGCCATGTGCAGCTCCAGCACCGTCCCGTCGTCGCCGTAGGAAAACACCGGCGACAGGTACCGGTATTCGCCGGCCTCTATCATGGCCCGCGCCTTGTCGGTCCAGGCCACATCCACCGCGTAAAGCCCCATGCCGCGCCGCCACTCCATCTGCGTCCACCACCCCGCCGCGGGCGCCGGCAGTCCGTTTTTGTCGGCGTTGAGGGTCTGGTGCTCATAGTCGACCACATAGGGCGTGGCGCGCCGGCGCGCCGCCTCGATGATCCGCGCCGCCGCGGCCTCGTCCAGCTTCCAGGATCTGCCCGCGCCGGGACGGCCGTCCCGCGCCCTGAACTCCCCCGCCGGAAGCAGTTGCACCCTCCGGAGATCGCCTCCCAGTTCCACCGCACAGGTGGCAACATTCCTGTTCATGCCTCAACCCCCTCTCAGCCCGCACACAAAAATCCCCGGAAATGCATTTAAACACCATTTAAAAACTCACGAAACCCTCCGGCCGGTATCCCACTACCCTTTGAGCGTAAAAATCGATCCTGGGGCATTTTAGAGCGCCGCCGCCAGATGTTCGCCCGCCAGCCGGAGCATCTCCTTCCCGTCATCGGACGAGAGGCCCAGGAAGGGCCGCGCGGGGATGCCCGCGTCCGCGCGTCCGAACTGGTGCGTCGCGCCGTAGACCCGGTCCGTGCCGAAGAGCAGCGACCCGGCCGTGGTCTGATACCGCAGGGTTCCGCCCAGGATATCGTCGAGCACCAGGATTTTTCCCTTGTTCCTCTTCTTGCGGGCCTTGTATCGCGGCGAAAGCGGCTCCCAGGGGTCGCCCTCGGGACTCCGCCCCGCATCGAAACGCCCCTCATGCGCTTCAAGCAGGTACTCGCCCATATCGTCAAAGACCGGCGTCAGATCCCGGCCCCGCCGGGCCAGGCGATTCAGGGCCTTCTTTATCTCCTCCCTGCCGGTCAGATCGACCTTGACAAATGCTCCTGCCATCGGGTATCGTCCTTTCGTGATGGCTGGTCCGGTTCGCGGGCCCAGGGGCCGGCCATGGCGCGCACGGCACCGCGATGCCGTGGCGTCCCAATCAACGCCCGTAAATCAGCGTGCCCTTCCTCTGTCTGTCCAGATAATCCCGCCTCACCGGTATCACCGTCCACGACTCGAGCTGTCCCTTGTGCGCCTGCGCCACAAGCAGGTTCCCTTCCGTCCGCCCCGTTCTGATCGCCTTGATCAGCCTCGTTCTGAGCGCCACCTGCCCGGTGCCCTTGTGCCGCTCGAAGGTGAGCCACTGCTCGTAAGGCTCTTCCATGAGCTCGTTCAAAAAGGGGATATACCGCGATCGGGACACATCCATATGCCGGGCGAGAATCTCGGCATTCACGTTGATCGCCGACCCCTCCCGGCGTGCGATATATCCGCTCCGCCCCGCCGATCTGTTTTTCAATCAGCCGCCTCATCTCATCCTCGCCCGCTGCCGCGGCTCCCAGGGCAGCCCGGGCCTTGTCCGTCGGGACTCGGGCCGGGCGTCCGTAATCCGCCGGACCTCCGGGAGTAAGCGTCTGCCACGCGGCGGTTCCCTGCGCCCGCCAGGCGTCCATTGCCTGCTCGGCAAGGGGCCTCCCCCAGGCCGCCGTACCGGGGTTATAGGCGAACCCGGGATCGATCCCCTCCGGGACTCTCACCGTTCGAGGGGTCGGCCCCTGTGCTCCCACCGTCACTTCGCGCCACCGCACCTGCGGAGCGCGGTTCGCCACGACGAGCCCCAACCGCTTCACGTCCGCGTCGGAGACAGAGAGCTTGCGGCATTTACAGCCCCAGCCGTTCTGCGGCGTATGCGTCTCCCACCAGGGGTCGTCCAGCGGCAGCACCGTCCCGTCCCACGCCAGGTGTTCCGGCCGCGGGGTTTCGCTCCTCCCGTGCCGATAGAGGCCGTAGGGCCTCCGCCGTCTCAATGCCGGGTCGTTCATCTGGGCCTCCCTGCCGGCGTTGTAGCTTTGCCGCAGGTTGGTTTCGTATATGACCCGCGTGCGCCAGTTGCGCCCGCCTTTGTATGTCCAGCCATGTTTCTCGATGATGCCGTCAAAATCCGTGCGGAACTGTTCGATGGTCCCCCCCGCCGCGATCGCCCGGTCCACCGCCCCATACAGATCCTCCAGGAGCCCCTCCTGCATGGCGCCGGCAACGACAAAGGCCCGGGAGTGCATGCCTTCCCATATGTCCGTCCAGGTCTCCGTCGGCAGTTTCACCTTGTCCCGGAAAAACCGGATCTGCTCGGAAAAGGGAAGGGAGCCGTATGTTAGTCCGTCGAGGTGCGTGTGCCCGTCAGGGTACGTGTGCCCGCCAGGGTATTCTGCCACTTACAGTTCCTCCAGAATATCGTAGCGTCCCGCCATCTGCGCCGCCGCCAGAGCCTCCGCCATCACCTCGGCAAGAGCAGATGCATCCATTGCGGGCCAGGCGAGAACAAGCTTCCCCCTCAGGTCCTCGAGCGACGCGGCGTCGTTTACGATCGTCCTGATCGCCTCCACCATGTCCGCCAGGGGATCCTCCGCCTCCCGCGCCAGGCGGGCCGTTTGCAGGTCGGGAACATCCGTCTCCGGATTCATGGCCGCGCTCGCAGCTGCCAGATGTCCCTTGAGGGCGGCCGCTCCGAGCCCCGTCTGCTCCAAAACCGGCTCATTGTTGTCCGGCTCCGGGATATGGAGTTTCTCCCGCGCCCATCGTTCGGGGATCCGCATCCCCGCCCCGACCAGCTTCGGAATGGCCTCCGAAAAGAGCTTCAGATCCTCGGGCGTCTCGGCATCGAACACGAGCCGGGGCGGCCGCTCTGCGTCCGTATTGAGCAGGGCAAGCGGCCTCACCAGGTCGCGGTTCAGCGTCTGGGCGTACTGGCGGAGATCCGATTGCACGATGTCCTTGAAGACATCCTGGTGCACCTCCCCCAGGGCATAGGCGCCCCCCTCGTCGGTCTGGCTCGTCAGGGTCCCCCCCACGGATCGCCTTCGACATGGACTTCTCGGCCCAGTTCGTCATGGCCATGAAGGGGTCCGACGCTCCCTTCGCCGCCTCGTGAAATTCGATCTTCATCCCTTCGGGAATAATCCCCGCCGCCGCGTGACCGATGGAAACCACCGCCCGCATGAGCGTGGACTTCTCCTGGTCGGAACTTCCCGGCGGAAAGGTCCCCAGCCGCAGCGGGAGGCCGTAGATCTCCAGAAACTCGGCCAGATCGCGGGCCGCGTAATTGCGGAACAGAAAGGGCCATGCCAGCACGCGGGCCAGCGCCGCCCGTCCCAGATAGCCGCTCTTGGCCCGGTGCAGGTGGGCTACCCAGCCCCAGGGCCGCAGTTCCTCGCCTCCCGCGGCCGCCGTGCGCAGGCGCAGGGCGCCCCGGTCATCGAGGGGCGACATGAACCAGGACGGGGGCCGGTAGTGAAGACCCCGGGGGAACCACTGCCCCCCGGAACGGTCCCACTCGATCTCGACGCAGGCATATCCCGGCAGGATCCCCGCCGCGAGATCCAGGAGCAGATCCTCGAAGTCCAGCGTATGAAGCATGTCCGTGATCAGCGCCGCGGCGTCCTTTTCCCGCGCCGTGGCCTCCCGCGGAAGGGCCAGGTCCCAGCCCACCGAGAGTACGGCGCGCTTGCGTTTCGACAGCTCGGCGTAGAGGTGGGCGTCCTTCTCCTCCATGTCCTCCGCCAGATGCGCCTGGGCCGTCAGGTCGCCCTGCTCGGCCTGCTCGAGTATCCGCGCCAGCTTCGCCGGCGTCAGTCCCCGGCTGGGATGGTCCGCGAACTCCCGCGCCAGGTGCCCCACCTTTGCCGTCTGGGGCTCGCCCTTCAACTCAGCCGTGCGTATCGGCTCTCCCCTGTGATCGTAGAGCGTCGTCACCATGCACCCTTTCTGACATATCTGTGATCGTCAACATATCTGTGATCGTCATCGGCAGTCCCGTCCCAGAGCCGCTGCTTCGGCGGCGCCGCCTGAAACTCGATCACCACGGCGTCCCGGCAGGAGGCGTGCCACATCATGAGCAGGGCGATGGCCGCATCGCCGTGCCGCTTTTCGCCCTTTCTTTGCACCCTGCCGGGCACACGCCCGAAGGGCGAGGAATTCTTCCCCTGGCCCGTCGTCTTCGGGATCTTCGGCGTGCCGCCGATCACCTGCACCGCCCGCAGGTCGTCCTTCACATCCGCGTCCCGGGGAACGGCAATGGCGCCATCCTCAAAGGCCCGCTTGAAGGAGGGGAACTCGTCGGCGTAGAACCGGTCAGAAATCATGACGCTGTGAATCCTGCCGCGCCCGTACCGGTCAGCCGTCTCTTCGGCGATCTGCTGCCCGTTGCCGCGGGCGTCGAACGCCGCGCACCGCAGCCGGGGCAGCCGGTCCAGGATAAACCAGATGATCTGCCGCTGCTGGGCGAAGGGCATATTGCGCACCTCCACCATGAACCGGGTCCGGCGCGTGAGATCCTGGCCGATCTCCCCCGCCGCCAGGACCGTCAGGTCTCCGCTGCGGGCAAAATCCTCGCCGAAGCAGTGTCCCCGGTCGGGATCCAGCTCTTCCAGCAGGGGAAGGAGTTCGTCGCGGCACCAGTCGGCGATCTCGGCGCGCCGCAGGTGCTCCGGGTATTCGGCAAAGCTGTCGGCCCGCGCGATGCGCACCACGGGGATCTCCGCCGCCATCCGCGCCTCGATGAGCGCGCCGGGCAGATAAGCGCCGGCGCTCTCACGGGGCACCACGTCCAGTTCTTCCTCGGCGTCATCGCCATAGAAGTCGTACACATCCCTGACCCAGGCGGCCTCGCCACCGGCCTCCCACGTCTTCCCCAGACGCAGGCAGACGCGGCGATAGAGCCCCTGCTCCACCGCTTCCTGGAAGGTGCAGCGGAAGATCGACCCCTTCCGCTTCTTCGCTTTAATCTCCTGTATAAGCTCGTTAAAGGGATTGGCCGCGCCGTCGTGGGTGGAAATCACCCGCACCCTGCCGCCCCAGATCAGGAAGGCCAGGGCCGCTTTCAGGAGTTCGTCCAGCCGGTCATGGAACGCCGCCTCGTCGATGACGCAGACCCCCTGCTTGCCGCGCAGGTTCGCCGGGCGCGAGCTGAGCGCCACGATCCGCCGGCCGCTGCCGGGGAACCGGATGGTGTAGGTCTTGATATGCCGGTCGTCCCGGTCGTCCTCCCACAGTCCCTCCTCGATCTCCGAGGCCGCATGGCTGAACGCCCGCGCCCACATGGCCGCCGCCTCGATGTATTCGATGGCCATGTCCTGGTTGTAGCCGATGTAATAGACGTTCCTGCCCCCCCTCGGCCGCCGCGATCAATACATCGTCAGCCGCCTCCGCCCAGGTCAGCCCGATCCGGCGGGACTTCTCCCCCACCTTCAGCGCGGAGCCGTCCGCGATCCACGCCTGCTGGTAGGGCAGGAGCGCCGGAGGGGCCTGCGCCCCCGCCGTGTTGGGCAGTATGGTCGGCATGTCCGTCATTGCTTCGCTATCCCCAGAATTTCGCGCCGGATGATCTGGATCGTTCGATCCGTCAGACCGCCCGTCCGGGCGATTGTCCTCGCCCCCTGGGCAAGGATCTTCTCCACCCGGTCCGCCGCCGCTTTGGCCCGGTCGGCAAAGTCGGCCTTCAGCTTCTCCCGGCTGATGTTCGACGCCTGGAGCTTTGCCACATCCGCCAGCAGCCGGGGCACCTCCATCACGTCCCACTCGCCGCGCATGAGAGCCGCGGCCACGCGCTGCTGGAGCATCTTTGTCAGCGCCTCGTCCATGGTCAGCCCCTCGCCCGCTTCGCCCGCCAGCGCCCGGGACTGGTCCTCGAACTGCCGGATCGCCTGGTAGGATGCGTAGTACTCCTTGCCGTAGCGTCCCCAGGCGGAACGGCTGATCTCGAATCCCTTCTCGCGGCTCCATGCCGCCAGGTCGTCGTAGGTCACCCCCTCCAGGATCAGGCGGTTCGCCTCCTCCCGCAGTTCGCGGGGCAGTTCGGTTTCGACCTTTGACCTCCGCCGCGCCGTGCCCATCTAAACCCCCAGTTCCCGCTCAACCTTCCGGATTGCCGCTATCACGTCCCCCAGCTCGTCCTGGCACGCGACGGCACGGGTCAGGTGCGCCGCCGCCGTCTTCAGGTCGATCTCCTGGAGCGGCGTCACCGCCGCCAGCGCCAGTATTTCACGCGCCGCCCTGATGGCCGCATCCGCCGTCAGGGAGAGATCGATCTTCCTTCTCTTCAGCCGGTCCATCTCTTCGCGCAACTGCAGCACCGCGCTCATCCATGCACCTCCTTGCCCTGGGTCCCCTTCCGCACCAGCGGACAGAAGAGGTTGTTCTCTGAAATATGCTTGACCGAAGAGAGGACCTGCGTCGTGTGGATGATCAGGTCCTGCTGGCCTTCGACGATTGCCTTGTACCGCTCCACCAGTTCCTGGTGGTCGCGGACCAGCTGGGCGCTGCCCTCGTACATTTTAGCCACCGCCTCGAAACGCCGCGCCTGCTGATGGCTGATGATGAACATGACAACCCAGGGGCCGAACAGCATCAGCGCCAGGAGCCCCGTGACGGGCATCGCTCCGATCTGGTTCAGGATGTCCGACACCGCCTTGATCGTCATGACCTGTTCAGGGGTCATCTGTCGCCCTCCGTGTGCCGGCCCAGAAAGAAGGTCTGGATGAAGGGCATCAGATTCTTTATGGCCCGCTCGCCGAAGAGGAAGGTCAAAAACCAGGATGTTGACGGCGAACAGCATGGCCCCCTTCTGCTCGTCCAGCTGCCACGCCTGCGAGAAAACCTGATAGTCGGCGACCAGCGTGAAGATGCCGAATGCCGGCCGCTGTGCCCCCCGCACAAAGAGCATGAGCGGCCCCAGGACCGGTATGCCCTTGAGGTCCGCCGCCGTTCCCTCCATCTCCTTGATCCGCCGGTTGAACTCCTCCTCGGCGGCGTTCATCTGGGCCTGCAGCTCCAGTTCCTTTTTGTGCGCAAACTCGGCAAAGGCGCGCTCCGCCTGCGCCTTCTCCGCGTCGCTCATGGAGGGGGGAAAATAGCTCTTCACCACATCGAACCCCTCCTTGATGAGGCTCCCCCCCAGGGCGTTTGTGATCGTCGAAAAGATGCTCATGTCATCCTTGCCGGGGGGCCATCCACTCCCCCCTGATGATCCGGTCAACCACGCGCCAGAAGTCGGGCCCCTGGGCGGCCTGGTACGTGTGCCCGTCAGGGTACGTGTGGTAGTAGTAAACCCTCTGTGCGTCCCGTCTCTCGCTCGTCCAGAGGAGCCGTCCGGGCCGCAGGTCGATGTGCATCATGGGCCAGGGGGTGCCGTCCGGCCCCCGCGTGTCGACATAGAGCCCGATGCCGCCGATGTCGCCCATGCCCTGTGCCGCCAGCCAGCAGTCGAGGGTGCGCCCCTTCGCAGGAAAGATGTCCCCCGCGTCCGAAAGCCGTCCCACCGCCCAGTGGCGCGATGTCGCGCTGCCCTCCAGGCGTCCCCACGCGCCCGATACCGGAGACGGCGTCAGGGGGATCCCCGAACATGTCCGCAGGTGCTGCAGCGTCAGAATCAGCTCGGCCCTGACCAGGCCGAGATCGATGCCGCAGCGCTCGAACTCCGGAAAGTTCGGATAATCAATTCGCGGGTCAAGCCGGTCCGCCGCCAGCATGTTCGTTCTCCCTCCCCCGTCTCACATTGTGCGTGTGCCTGGACAATTACCCCGACGGGCACATGAAGTCCTTGCTCTGGGAGCGAGGATACCCTGTCGGGCACATGTACCCTGTTTACAGCGGCAGGTTACACCTGCCGTCAGTTCCCGTCTAACCGGACTCCCGTCCGCGAGACACAAAAAAAGGGCGCCCGCTGTGGACGCCCCTCGCCGTACGTGTGCCCGTCAGGGTGCCTGTGCCCGCCAGGGTGCGCCGGGCCGTCACCTCCTCATCATGTCCCATAATCCCGCCCCCCAGACGAGGCCGAGAATGAAACCCGCCGCAAAAACAGATGCGCATGCGATCATTGCCCCTCCTCATAGTCCCTCGAATAGATTTAATTGCTGCTCATGCCGGCCGGAATCATCGTTCAAGACCCGTCGCACGTGCCGTTCGGTGGTCCTCAGCCTGGCCGCGATGGACCGATGACTCAACTGCGGATGCGCCTGCGCCGTGGAGCGGATCGCCACCCCCTTGTTGCTGAGCGCCGCCCCCAGGGGGATATCCCGCAGCTCCGTGCCGCCGTACCGCTTGCAGAGCAAGCGGAAGGCTTCGGGGCCGATGGCGCGTTCGATGGCATGCCCTGCGCGGGGGTGGTGGGGCACATACAGGCCCCGTCCCCCGAACCGCACCGCCAGTCTCAGCGCGGCATGCGGGCCGACGGCCTCCGCTATCTCCGCCAGTTTCGGCGGCCAGTCCCGGTACAGGTGCCCGTCAGGGTACTCGTGCCCGCAAGGGTACGTGTGCCCGCAAGGGTATCCTCGCTCTCCTCGCCCTCTGGGCGTGTGCCCGCCAGGGTGCAAGGACTCTCCGGGCGTGTGCCCGCCAGGGTATCCTCGCTCTCCGAGCAAGGACTTCGTGTGCCCGCAAGGGTAATCGTCGGTCATCTCAGATCCCACCCCTCGCGCCGGCCCTGCTTGACCAGCGCGGCAATAATCTTGTACAGGCCGTCGTTGTCCAGCCACTGCACCTTATCGACCCCGCAGATCCTGCGGGCCAGGGCGTCGGCATAGCTCCAGGGCCTCTTCCCGATGGTGAGCAGAGCCTCGACCTTTTTCAGCATCTTCGCCCGCGTCCGCCCCGTCCCCATGTTCGTCGGCCGCCCCGGGTGGCCTTTCGACCGGACGGCGAACCCGAACCGCTCGAAGGATTTGACCAGCCGCAAAAGCCCGTAGTTGTCCAGATCCCCGGCGGAAGCCACCCTGAACTCGCGGCGCAGAATCTCCCGGTACAGCTCATCGTCCAGGCCCAGCTCTTTCTTGGCGATATGGACCGTAGCCAGAAGCCGCCTTCTCTGCCCCTCCCGTGCCGCCGCACCCTGACGGGCACCTGTACTCTTTCGGGCGCCCGAAGTCCTTGCTCGGGGAGCGAGGATCCCGTTCATCATTTCAACCCCCGTACCAGCGCCTGTACCCGGCGCCTGTTTTCCGCCGCCTCCTCTTCAGTCGGCGCCCTCTCCGGGACCCGATGCCGCATCCGCTCCTCCCGGTCGCGCAGGGCTGTTTCGTCCCGTTTCGATTTCGCCGCCCCCTCGGTCTCCGCGACCCCCACCATGATCTTCTTCAGGTAGTTGTGATTCTCCAGCCGGTCCGCGAAGGCGCGGCGGGCCGTCGTCTCCAGGGCATGGGCGATCCCCGCCCTGCTGATGGCGTATTCGACCTTCTGGAAGGTGAACCGTTCCGTATCGAAGAGCCGTTTCATGTCCGCCAGCAGAAGCAGGAGCTTTTTGCGGCGCCGTGCAAGGGGCGCCGCGCCGAACAATTCCAGATATGCCCACACCGCCGTGCCGTACGGGCCGAAGGCGGCGGCCTGGCGGACGATGGATCGCAGGTCATCGTCCAGCAGAAGCTCGTCCATATCGATCTCTTTGCCGCACCAGGGGCAGGGCTTCTTGTGCCCGCCGGGGTGCGTGTGCCCGTCAGGGTACTCAGGAGACAAGGCGGTATTCATAGCGCCCCCTCCCCACGCAGCGGGTGGCCACATCGAATCCGTTGGCCCGCAGCTCGGCGGCCGCCGAGTTTACGGCGCACACGTCGGCCCGCATCATGATGTCTCTGGTCCCGTGCCATCGGCCGTCCGACAACAGGCGGTACACCCGCTTCAGACGGTCGCTGTTCTCAAACTTCGCGTAGCGTATCTGATCCATCACATCGCCTCCCTTCCCGCCTTGTGCCCGCCAGGGTACTTGATGGCCCGCCCCAGGACGCCCGGTTTGACAGGCGCCAGCCATTTGGACAGGGGCCAGGCGGCCTCCGATCCGCAGGCGGGGCAGACGGCGTGCCCCGTGTGCCCGTCAGGGTACGTGTGCCCGCAAGGGTATCCTCGCCCTCCTCGCCCTCCGGGCAAGGACTTTCCGGGCGTGTGCCCGCCAGGGTGCAAGGACTTCGTGTGCCCGTCAGGGTACGTGTGCCCGTCAGGGTACGGGGAAAAGACCTCGTCACAGTTCAGACAGAGCTGTGCATCCGCCAGTTTCATGATCAGGCCACCTCCTCAAGCTCCGTCTCGTGGGGCGTGATCACAAAATCCTCCCCCCGGGTGATTGAGATCCCCGGCACGGCCCCGGCAATCTCGGCCTCCGCCAGGATCGCCTCCTTGTTCACCTCTTCGGTCACGCGGATAAACCGGGAAAGCCCCATCGCCTTGAGCGCCTCGATGATCTTGTCCTTTCCCCGCAGCGCCACCTTCGGGGGTCGCATGCGCCAGTTGATTTTCCCCGCCGCCAGCATGGCGAACTTCACCTTCCCCCCCTGGGTCAGCTCGGAACGGTTCGCCTCGCACCACAACTGGACCCCCGCCGAGAGATGCCTGATCTTCTCCGCCAGCGGCAGGGCCTGCGCTTCGTGGCGCTCCTTGACGGCAGCCACCTCGTCGTTCATGTCCGCCCGGATGCGGTCCCTCTCCCGCTGGAGCCGCCCGATCTCGGCGATACACTCATTCGCCTGGTCTCTGTTCTGAGGCACCCGCCAGGGCGCCGCCTCTGCCTTTACTCGCTGTGCCATTGTCATAACCCTCCCCTTGCCGTATTATGCGGACAGCTCCGGCACGTCTTCCAGAGCCGCACCCGCTGATGATTCGTGGCCGAAAAGGCCATCTGTCTGTTCTCGATACACTGGAGCAGGGCCACCCGTCCCATGACGGGACAGTCCACCTCGGCCCCGCCGAACTCCGCCGAAACCAGCTCCAGGATCATGTCGGGATTCCCCGCGTAGGCGCCTTTCAGCACCTGGTTGATCGCGGCCGCTGACCGCCCGATCCGGCGGGCCACCTCGGCCTGGCTCGATTCTTCCACCGCCACCCGCAGCACCCTCATCAACCTTTCCCGTTCGCCTGTGCTGATCATGTCGTGCCTCCTGTCATGGTGCGCCGCAGGTTGGGATCATAGACCTGCCGGTTGCGCTGCACCTGGGGCGGCTTCGGCCCCGTGTGCATGTGCCGGAGGAACCGGTAGCGCGCCTGGGTTCCCGTGCCGGCGCGGTGTCCCGGCCGGCCGTTCGCTGTCCGGCGCAGATAGCCGGCGCGGCACAGGTGACCGACATAACTATGGGCCCTCGCCGGGGGCCACCGGAGCCTCTTCCGTCGATGCGCTGACCGCCAGCTCCCGGGGCGAAAACTCGCCCAGAATCCGCATGGTGCGCCACATCTGTTCCCGTCCGCGCCCCTGGGTGACCTCCGTCCCGTCGCGCCTCACCCGTGGAGCGTCCGCCCCCGTGTCCCGCACCAGGCGATAAGTCCTTGCTTGGAAAGCGGGGGAATCCTCCTTCTCCAGATAGCCGGCGCGGGTCAGTCCCGCCAGATACTCCCGGATCGTCGGCATCTCCAGGCGGGTGTGCCACGCCAGGTCCTCCGCCTTGAAGGGCGCCCCCTTTGTGCCCCTGATCGCCGTCCACAGGCTCTCCCTGCTCTCCTCCGCTTGTGCCCGCAAGGGTACGTGTGCCCGCAAGGGTACGTGTGCCCGCAAGGGTAGCCGCCGTCTCCGTGTGCCCGCCAGGGTATCCTCGCCCTCCGGGCAAGGACTTCGTGTGCCCGCCAGGGTATCCTCGCTCTCCTCGCCCTCTGGGCAAGGACTTTCCGAGCAAGGACTTCGTGTGCCCGCAAGGGTACGTGTGCCCGCAAGGGTACTCATAATCCCCTCCGCGTGGGAGCCTCGCCGGTCCAGAGATCCCGCCGCCCCCACTGGGTCAGGCCGATCTGATTCAGCCCGTTCGATGCGGCTTCCGATCTCACGCGCTCCAGATTGACACAGATCCTGCGCGCGGATCCGCGCGCGAGGGAGTGTATCTTCGACAACAGATCATCCTCGATGACCAGGCCTCCGCAGTACAGCCGGGCCAGGTGCCGGGCGTCGTCCATGTTCGCCGGCTGCGCCGGGACGAATTCGAGTATCCTGCCGTGAAATCGTTCCCACCGCTCCAGCTTCCGGGGCAGCATCTCCTCGCCGATCAGCAGGATCGCCGCCCCCGATCCCTCGTACAGGTCCCGGATCAGCTCCACGGCCGACTTTTCCACCAGGTGATCCATCTCGTCCACGATCAGGGGCCGCCCCGATTTTGCGAGCTGCTCGCAGATGGCGTCGGTCATCTCGTAGATCCTGCCGCCGCCCGGCGCGGCAATCCCCATCTCGTGCAGAATCGCCGCCAGCGTGGCCCGCCGTGTCCAGGTGGACCGGCATTCCACGTAGTAGGCCCGCGTCCGGTTGGCCGTGTAGGCCGCCGCCGTCGATTTGCCGTACCCGGAGGGGCCGTAGAAAACGACCATCCCCGGCAGGTGGGCCGCGCGCTCCATGACCCGGTCCAGCGCGCCCGAGCACAAACTCACGTTCACCAGAGGCGCCACCGTCATTATTTCTTCCCCACGACTTTCAATCTTTCCCATTTTCGCTTCCTCCCGTAAGACCCGTAAGACTTCGTGTGCCCGTCAGGGTACGTGTGCCCGCAAGGGTAGTTAGCTGCTGAACGCTGTGCGTGTGCCCGCAAGGGTGCGTGTGCCCGACTCTCGACGCTCCAGCAGCTCGTTGTAATGCGGGTAGTTGTTCCCCCCCAGGTCGCGATCGACCGCCATAAACGCGACCCAGTTCGAGGAAAAATCGCGATATGACTCAAAAAACGTTTCATGCCCGGCCGGGACCCGGCCCGTTTTCTGCCTCACATCCTCGCACCAGCGCCACTTGTCCCAGTCGCCCACGTCCGTTTCCGGGAATGCCGGTTCAGCCGGGGCGGTCGCCGTTCTCGCCATCTCCTCCTCAATCATTCGTCGGGCTTCGATGGCCGCGGGGTCAGGCTGCATGTCGATCACCTTCGCCCCCGCCTGTTCCAGCTCGATCTCCTCCAGTTTACGTTCCACTCGTTCCCTGCGTGTTTTCGCTCGTTTGTCGGCGGCGGCTTCCACGGCGGTCAGCGGCTGGTATCCGCTCCGGTTTCCGTTCCACGCGGCACGGGCGATCAGCCGTCCGTCGAGGTCGCGGACGTACACAAAGGTCCAGTCCTGGGGCTCGTACTCGACGATCATCTCCTGCCCGGAGTAATGCTGGAGCGCCGCGCTGAAATAGATGTTCCCCATGAAGTGGATCTCGCCCCGGAAGGTTCTCCGCTGTATCCGGGGGCGCCACATATCCGCCAGCTCTTCCGGCGAGATGCAGTCCGGCTCCCACCCCCGGGCCAGCCACGCCTGCCAGCACTCGTTCGGCGTCATATGCCGGCGGCGGCCGTCATCGTCGGTGATCTTCGGCAGCGCGCTGTGGGGCCGGTTGTTATAGGCGTCGATGGCGTCAGCCGCCACGAACCCCACAAACGATGTCCAGGGAATCACCCGGTCCGACGTTCCGTTCTTTCTGACGTCCGATTCGATCAGCCGGGTCGCCTTGTACAGGGTGGTGCCGTCCATGTCCGACCCCACATAGGTGGGCAGCTTCCTGGCGGCGCGGATCCAGCACGACTGCTGGAACCGTTCGATCAGGCCGCGCGCCTGCGTGCGCCCCGGCAGTCCCGTCTTGAAGGTGATCCCCCAGCCGGGCATACCGGCCGTAGCTCTTGTGGGCGTTCACATGGGCGATGTTTCCCGACCCCGGGTCGGCGTACAGCATGGCCGGAATCCCCGCGTTCTGGATGGCGTGCCGCAGTGCGTCCGCCACCGTCGCCGCCGACTCCGAAAGGCCCGCGCTCCATCCCAGCGCCCGGCGCGTCGCCACGTCCACCACGGCGCAGACCTCCGGCTGGAACGGCTTCCCGTGGTGCGGATGGGCGATCCGGGCCTTGAAGGTGTGCCCGTCCGTGGTCACCATATCCAGGGGCAGAAGCTCCTCCGTCGAACGCCGGCGCATGGGCATGATCGCCCGCAGATCGTTGCCCGTCATCCGCCCACGGTTTTTGTCCACGGCGCTCATCCGCGCCAGAAAACGGTAGCACTGAGCTTTCGACGGAAGCCCTTGCTTGGAAAGCGACGGAAGCCCTTGCTTGGAAAGCGACGGAAGCCCTTGCTTGGAAAGTCCTTGCCCGGAAAGTCCTTGCCCGGAGGGCGAGGAGGGCGAGGAAAGCGAGGGGAGTTCGCCCTCCGCCGAAAGGATCTCGGCCATGGCCTCCAGGGCGTCTGCCACGGACGGCTTCTGGGGCTGCCGGTAACACTTGAGGAAGAGGGGCGCCCAGGGGGGAACGTCATCAGGCCCGCGGTCGCGCGGCGCCAGAGCCGTCTCCCCCAGCCGGCGCAGGCTCCGCCACCGGTACAGGGTGCGCTCCGAGAGACGTGTGCCCGTAAGGGTACGTGTGCCCGTCAGGGTATCCTTCACGTCCGACCGTCCCCCTGCCGCCGGGAGGACCGCCTGGATGCGCTTCGGAAGCGAGCCGGTCCGCGCCATGAGGACCACTTTCTTCACGGCGGCGGAGATCCCCGATTGCGCCGCTATCCGGTTCACCAGATTCAGGATCGCGCACCGGGCGTCCATGCAGTCGCGCTGCCAGTCCGTCAATGTGGACGGGGCCGGAAGCCCTTGCTTGGAAAGCGAGGAAAGCCCTTGCGTGGAAAGCGAGGGAAGTCCTTGCTTGGAAAGCGAGGAAAGCCCTTGCTTGGAAAGCGAAGGAAGGGACGGCGCCGCGGAGAGCAGGGCGGGCGTGTGCCCGCCAGGGTGCAGGTGCCCGCCAGGGTACGTGTGCCCGCCAGGGTGCGGGAGTGACTGGGCCGTGGGGGCCGGGCTGGTGTCCTTTGGGGCTGGTGCTGCGGTCTCGTACTCCTCGATCACCCGGCGCAGTTCCACCTCGGCCCGGACATCGGCGGGAAGCGCGGAGATACGATAGAGCCGTACCCGTCCGCCCCGTTGCGGTTGTTCTCGGTAGGGCCATTCCTCTTTTGCCGCTCGCTTGGATATGGCTTGTTTGGAAACCTTCAGTGCGGCGGCGATATCCTTTGCTGTGCACTCGCCTTTGTTTGTCTCCGCCATGCCGTCACCCCGCGAAAACCCGCACATACAAGAGCCCGGCAAACCAGCCGCAGATGAAGATCAGGGCGGCCCGGCACACGCGGTCGAACCCTTCTCCGCAGAACATCCGCTCGAACCGGTCAAGAAACCGGTCCGCCATCCTCTCTGCGCGTGTGCCCGAAAGGGTGCGTGTGCCCGTAAGGGTACGTGTGCCCGAAAGGGTACGTGTGCCCGAAAGGGTACGTGTGCCCGAAAGGGTACGTGTGCCCGAAAGGGTACGTGTGTATCCATCAGGATTCATAATTTTTCCTCCTCCATCTCTTTTAGAAAGAGCATCCTCTTTCGTTTCTCCGCCTGAACCCGGCCTATCTCCTCTTCCAGCCGCCGGATCTCCGCCCGCAGCGCCTCCGGACCCGGCAGGACGAACACCCCTGCCGGACGGCCCAGCAGGGAGAGCGGCTCGGTGCACCCGGCCGCCTCGCAGAAGGCGGGCAGGAAAATGGCCGGAAAGCGGTGCTGCTCCTTGCTTTCCGCCGTCCAACTGTCGAGCATGGTCTTGGTGATATCCGTGTCGACAAGCTCGCTCATCCGCGCCGCCACCTGGTAGCGCGACAGGGGGCATCGTTTCAGCGCCTCGCTGATGGCCGCCCGGAACTGCCGGTCGATCTTGTGCCCGCAAGGGTACGTGTGCCCGCCAGGGTACGTGTGCCCGCCAGGGTACGTGTGCCCGCAAGGGTATCCTCGCCCTCCTCGCCCTCTGGGCGTGTGCCCGCCAGGGTGCAAGGACTTTCCGGGCAAGGACTTCGTGTGCCCGCCAGGGTTCGCGTGCCCGCCAGCGGCGGGAGACTCCTGTTCCTCGCGGCACCGCTCAAGAATGTCGAAAATGGAAGTCTGGCCCGTGTCCCTGCTCGCCTTTTTTCTAGCCATCACGATTTTCTCCCTCCCCGTTGTCTATAAAAAGGTGCGTCTTTGCCATTGATTTAAGCCGTTTTATGGCGTATCGTTACGCCTGAAGGCTGTAATCGTTTCACCCCTCATCGGGATCAGCACCCGAGATAGAGCCGCCGCAGTTCCTGCCGGCGCTCTTCCGCGCGGGCCTCTATCTCCCGCTCGACGAGACGGGTGAGGGTGATGTTGGCGTCCTCCGGGCGCAGGAGGGCATGCGGCGGCAGGCCCAGGTGACGCGCCAGCACCTGGAGCACCGCAGGGTGTTTACGGACACCTTTGATGGTCTTCTGGAGCGAGTGGTACCCCACCCGCTGTTCCTTCGCGATGTCCGTTATCGGCACGCCCCTGAGTTTTATCAGCGCTTGCAGCCTGGTCAT